TGCCTGTAGCTGTCCGTCCATGATAGGTTGTGTAGCAGGAGCCATCTCTTTGACTTCCTCTAGCACTACTTCAGCTACACCAGTACCAAATACAGCACTGTTGATAAGACATTCACCTACTTGCTTACGTATTTGTGTCTTCTCAAAGTCCTCATGCAGCTTTTGTCGCAAATAAACGACATCTTGAGCCTCTGCGTCACCCATATCGTCGGTAATGTCAAAATAACTACCACGACCAAAGGTTGCTTCCTCAATTTCTGCTACACTGGACTCTACAGCCTGCTGTAATGCAGGTGAGATGATACGTGAACGCTCACTTTTGCGCTCCATGTCCTCTGCTGCCCAGATACCACGCCATAAACGGTAGAATTCTTCAAACCTTTCTGAATAATTAGACTCATAGTGGTCTCGCCATGAGTCACACTTAGCCATTACCCAGTTTTCTAGGTGTTCGTCACTTGACAAAACGTCATTGTCACCATAATCCATAATTTTTACCTTGAGCGTGAGCGTTTAGTTTTCTTTGCTATCTTCTTAGGCTGTGCTGAATGTTGTTTGCCAGCCTTAGTGTCTTGTCTTTTTTTCTTGGTGGTAGCTGCGTACTCTTTACTGGACAAAGACTTGATTGCTTTTTCCGGTAAGTAGCGTTCTCCAGTAGCTTTAGAGCCTTGAGTACTGGGCTTACCTGATTTTGTACGCCACTTCTGCTTAGTCCACTTCTTTAAGGACTTCTGTGACTTAGCTAGAGCCATTATTTGTATCCTCCACCCTTGGCTTTGTATTCCTTTGCCAACATCTGGGCTTTTCTCGCTGACCATTGTCCAGCTTTGCCACCTTTTGTACCTGCTTTGATTTTATTAAATAGGTTCTTACGCATAGTGGGCTTGGTGTAGTTACCGGCTTCATTGACTCTTGACTTAGGTTTAGCTTTAGTAGGCATGTTAATATCCTGTTACAACGTCTAATACTTCAAGATCATCAATCTCAAAGTCATATGAGTAGGCTACTTTAGCCAGTTGGTCTGTGTACGCAAAGGCATCCACAAGGTCATCGTGTGTTAGTACATCTGGAAACTGAAACAACTGGTCTAAGAATCTACTGTTCCATTCACCCTTGCCCAAGGTAATCTGACCATTCTCAAATCTACCCTGTAAGGCCCACATAATTCTATCTGTCTTCTTCTTGTTGCCGTGAGTTAGTTCTTCTACAACAAAAAATCTACCACGTTGCTTCATCAAGTCCATTAGGGGAGACATAACAGCTTGTTTGGAGATACCACGCTCTATGCCTACACTAATGGGCCTGTAGTCCCGTACAGCCTCAAAAATCTTCCTAGCTGTCTCCGCTAAGTCCCAGCGACCATGTATGATGTTCTCTAGGTGCCATCCATTCTCATTTACTTTTACAACAGCAATAGCTGATTCATCCAGCTTAGAGTTTTTAGTTCTCTTTTTACTTACATCCTCAAAGCCAGCTAAGTCAATGCTTATGTAGTAGTCACCTATTTCTGGTGTCTCACCAAACTTAACCCAATCCTCTTTAAACATCTCTGAGCCTCTAGCTTCAAAGGATGCCATAAACTCTTGACGGAAGGCATAGGATGACATAGACTTTTTAGCTAGGTCAATCTCCTCTGGGTCTAGTAGCTCATTGTCATAGCTTGTAAAGTGCCATGAAGTATAGGACTCATCGTCCTCTAGCTCTGCATACTTGTACAAATCATAGAAGTGATTACGACCCATAGGTGTACCAATAAACAATGCACCACCCTTTTGGTCAGCCAAGGCAGGTCTGAGGATCTGCTCAAATACCTCTGGCTTCATGTCAGCGTACTCGTCCATCACTAGGAACTTTAGTGACACACCTCGCATAGTCTCAGGTCTGTCGGCACCTTTGAGGCTGATGGTTGCACCGTTGACCAGCTTAATCTGTAGGTTGTTTATGTGTGCGTTAGTTACAATAGGGTGCGCCAACTCCAATAGTGTTTGCCACATGATGTCTCTGGCCTGTCCCTGTGTTGGAGCTACATAGAACACATGGCCTTTGTCTGCCTGTAGAGCATTTACAATCAACATCCATGCTGCTAGTCTGGACTTACCTGTACGTCTACCAGCAGCTACAATCTTAAATCTAGTACTGTCAGCCCAGACCTTCTTCTGCCAGTCAAGCAGTTGTATGTTTAGTTCAGTCATAGAACCATTTGACCACTAGCTCATCTAAATCTTTTTCTTCAGCACACTCATACTCAGTATCTAAATCAGGATCTCCATCCCAGTTTAGATCTTCTTGTTGTGCTAAGGTCTTTAGGTATTCTTTGTTAGTACTCACTAACTATATGTCCACATTACTGGTGTATCTGTAGCCCTAATGTCTACATGCACAAAGCCTCCGGCTACACCAATACCAGTAAAGCCTAACTTAATAGCATTCTTTACTATAGTATACCTTTGTAGACCAGAGGATACAGCTATGTCCGCAGCTATACCTTGTGCATGTGTACCGGGTTGTTTTTTACCTAACTCAATAGGATGGTCAGGGGATCTATAGCCACTTGTGATTACAAAAGGGAAACCACAGTGTTCTCTAAGCTCATCTAAAGCAAAGATTAATTCATCTTCTATTTCATTCTCGCCTGTGGCTTGACACACAAACTCATCCCTACTGAAGTATTTAAACATCTTTATATTCTCCTTCAATAGGTTCATTAGGTGTAACATCAGTTTCCACAGTACCTGCACCTATACCTGAGATGGTTATAGACACCGCTGATCTACCTCCAGCACTATCCTTCTCAAAGTAACTTAAGGGTAGCATCCTATCCATAACTAACTTCCAAGCTGCTGCTTGATTTTTATGTTCATCGTCTAAAGCAGCATCGAAGATAGCATCAAGAACTTTACGAGACTTAGGTGAAGCTAACATTCTAGCTTTATATTCATTTATTATTGTTGCGTCACCTTTAGGTCTACCTACCTTACCTCTGCCTCCTCTAGCTCTTGAGGATACATCAGTTTTCTTAGGTCTACCTCTTTTTCTTTTAGGTTGATCGTTATCATCCATAATGTATTTTGCCTTAGTTTCTCTTAAGAATACTTAACTATTATAGCATATTTTTTATCATTTGTCAAGTCCTTTCTTGTGTTAATTTAAAGGGCTGGATTATTCTTTAGTATTCAAGGAGTTAGCTTTGTTAGTGGATACTTACATTTCTTTAGTTTTCTTAATTTTACCTTTGATGTGCCTAAGTGCCAACTACAATAAAAAGTAGCACACGCGCAGACCCCCCGCCCTTTTGTACATGAGCCGCCCTCAAGTAAACATGAGCAGAATTCATGTAGGCTTGGCACGGCTTTTGCATGCTTGAGTCTACCCAAGGATATGCAAGATGCATGCCAAAGTGTGAGGATCGCTTAAGTACCCTTTGGCATACCTTGGCACGCTTATTGCATAGCATCTCAAGTTTTTACGCGTATAAAGGAAACAGTAAAAACAGGTTAGAATGTCCAGCTTGTGTCTAACTTAAGCACTGGAAAATTTACAATTGTAAGCGCTTGGGGGTTGCAATACGCCTCAAAGTCCTTAATCTACACACATCGGCGGCCACAAAGGCACCGACACTGTACAAACATACAGTACACTAGAAAACATAGGGATATACAAAATGAAACTTAACAAAGCAATTGCAAACGAGATCATGACCGCCGAGCAAGCCAAGGCTTCACGCGAACTGGTACGCAAGATGATCGCAAACGAAACGAAAGCCAAAATTCAAATGGCTGAACTGTTCGAGATATTCAAGCCAGCGATTCACGGCCATGATGAGGCACAGTTCAAGGCATTCCAAACGGCATTTGTTAATGCAGCAGGATTCAAGAATGCTAGCGAGATGAGCAAGCAAGACGGATGCACGCGGATTGGTGTCACATTGTCGGAGTTTAAGAAGTATTGTAAGGATTTTGCGGGTGCTCCTGAGTCCTACGTGGACATGATCGACGAGATTAAAGCGGCGAGAGACGCAACCAAAGCCGAGAAAAAGCCAAGTAAAGCCGGAGGATCAGGCGAAGGCGAAGGCGAAGAGGAGTCGACCGATACTGGTGCGCCTAGTGGCCTAGTAGATCCGGTACTGATTGAATTCTTCAACAAAGCGGCTATGGCATCACCCGAGGCACAAGCGCAAATCGCCAAGCAATTGCTGGCGGCGCTTAAGTAGACTTAGGGATCAATGGTCTGCTAGAATGCTCTGGCAGGCCTAGAATTTACAATTGTAAAAAATGAGGATAGAAAAATGTTGATGAGCATGAAACAGATGAATACGGTGATTGATATGCAAACGACCAAAAAGAATCAGGCATTGACTAGGAAATACCTATGTGAGAATCTGTACTCAATCGAGGGAACATTTGACGCGCTGCGGGAAATGACCGACAATGATCTCAGAATATTGAGAAAGGTTATCGAGATTGTGGAAAAAGAAAAGGAATAAGAATCATGAGCAGCATGAGAGATTTTGCGCCACACAAGCTCGACGATAAACCCATGCGGCGACACGATGGTGTGCTGCCAGCAATCCTAGGTGGAACCATTGTCATGGCTATGTGGCTTGGCTTGGTATATATGTTCGTGCTAGAATTGACAGCATAAAATTTACAATTGTAAAAAACTAGGGATAGAAAAATGTCAGGATTCAAAAAACACAATGTGCTCATCAATGAGTACGCCCAACAGTCAGCGGGTAACCTGCAAGACATGGTCATGATGGTAGTGCTATCCATTCAGCAGCCATGGTATAAAGTAGGCGAGCAGATGATTGACTACCGGAAACTTGGGTCAGACTCAAGGTTTGTGTGGGGTAATAAACTCAAGACATACAGATGGTTGCGTGCGAATGTTAAACCACTGTATGATGATGCCATGCAAGCAATTGCAGATCACAAGGGCCGAGAATTAGACTTGCAATTGATGGATATATTCCTGCGAGTCGAGGGTCTTGGGTTAGCTAAGGCAGGATTTTGTTGTCAACTGTTTGCTGGTAGAGTAGGATGTATCGACGTTCACAATCTCCGGCGGCTTTCGATACCTGAGTCTGTGTTAACATTCAGCAAGAAGGTTCAGCCAGCGACTAGGCATAAAAAGATTGTGGCTTATGTGGACGCATGTCGCCAGCGTAGATGCTCATGGCTCTGGGACAGCTGGTGCGATCTAATCGCCAAGAAGCAGCCAAAACACTGGGTTGACGGCGAG